TAAGAAAGAGCATATTGAAGCAGTTGCTACTGATAGATTTCAAAAATGCATTGCTTGTTCTTTCTTTGATGCAAAAGGTGATGATTGTTTAGCACCAGGCACACAGCCATGCTGTAGTGACTGTGGTTGTAGTCTAGCATTTAAGGTTAGATCATTATCCTCAGAGTGTCCAAAGGGGTACTGGGATGCTTATACAACTGAAGAACAAGAAGAAATAATAACTAAAAAAATAGACAATGAGCAAGTTAACTAAAGAACAAATAGTAGAGGAATTAATAACTGAAGACCAAATAACCATAGAAGAAGCAGTTACTTTATTAACTGAAAAACCTAGTACAGTAATAAATAATTTTACAACTCCTGAAAGATTTAATTATACAACAACAACAACATAAAAACTAAATTATGGCTATATCATTTAAAGAAGAAGGTCATTTATATGAAAGCAATGACAAAGACAAAATAAATTGGACAAGTGTAACATCTTTTATTGGAATGTTTAAACCTAAATTTGATAGAGAAGGTCAAGCTAAAAAATCTTCTAAAAATAAAAGATCTAAGTGGTATGGTATGACACCAAAGGAAATACTTACTGCCTGGGATAATGAAACTCAAAGAGCTATTAAATTAGGAAATTGGTATCATAACCAAAGAGAAGCAGATATGCTAGACTTTAAAACTATTGAACGCAATGGAACAGAAGTACCTATTATAAAACCTCTAATAACTAAAGAAGGTGTAAAATTAGCACCAGAACAAAAACTCAAAGAAGGGGTTTATCCTGAGCATATGGTTTATTTAAAATCAATGGGTTTATGTGGACAGGCAGATTTAGTTGAGGTTGTAGATGGTTATATTAATATCCATGATTACAAAACAAATAAAGAAATAAAAGAAAAAGGATTTACTAATTGGGAGGGTATTACAAATAAATTATATAAACCTTTAAATCATTTAGATGATTGTAATCTTAAGCATTATAACTTACAATTGAGTATTTATGCGTATATTATTAAAAAGCACAACCCTAAATTAAAGATAGGAAAGTTAACAATTCAACATGTTAAATTTGTTAAAGTAGGGGAAGATAGTAATGGTTATCCAATTACAAAAGTAGAGAATGGTGAGCCGGTTTTAGAAGAAGTAAAAATATATGAACTACCATATTTAAAAGATGAAGTATCTTCATTGATGATGTGGTTAAAAGATAAAAATTAATGGCATCAATACAATTAACACAAGTTTTTTTAGAAGTAACAAATCCTCCTAATCCTTTAGAACCATTGTTTGTAATACCGGGTAGTGCAAACTTAATAGCAATAAACCCTACTCATTTAGTTGGTGTTGGATCAGTATTCACAGGAAACGGAGTTAATATTGATGTACGTCAAATATATGTAACAGGTGGAAGTATATCACCAATGTATGTTAGTGATAGTTATGCTACAGTAAAAGCTTATATTGACGCATTACCTTAAAATATAAAAAATATGATAGTAAGATTATTTGATATACAAAATAATAAAGTTATACCTTCTGAACATTGCTATGCTTTACCATTTCTTAAAAAAATAATGGATACTTATCCTGACACTTATATGCAGGTGTATCAATATATATTTTATTTAAGTTGTCCGGATCCAGATTTAAATCCATTTTTTAATCTTCCTGAACATGAAAAAGAAGATATTATTATAGAAGAGATAGGACTTGAAGAATCACCAGAAGACGGTAAGATAAGATATGCATTAGATATGTGTAAGCAGATGTATGAAACACCCACATACAGGGCGTACGTAGGTATTAAAGCTATGTTAGACAGATTAGCTAAGTATATGGAGGTAACCCCCATTGAACACGGTAGAGACGGTAATATGAACTCTATGATTAATGCTGCTGCTAAATTTGAACAGATAAGACAATCTTATAAAGGAGCATTTACTGATATGAAAAATGAACAGGAGAGTTCAGTACGTGGAGGAGCGGGATTAGCTTATGATCAAATATGATAAATAACAAAAAAGAAACCAAATGGCATTTCTGCTATTGGGATGAACCAGAATTTAATAATACAAAAAAAACTAACAACGATGGCACAACAAGTAATACCAGTAGGAAAGAAACTTTTGATCAAACAAAAGGCAGCAGAGACAATGACTAAATCAGGTTTTATTTTACCTGATATGGCAATTAAAAAAGAATGTATAGGTACTGTAATTGGTATAGGTCAATCTGTAGAAGAAATTAAAATTGGAGATGTTGTTCAATATACTGAACATTGTTTACCTACATCAATGAAACATGATGAGGAGGAACATTTACTTATTCAAGAAGGAGATGTCTTTGCAATTTTAGTTGAAGTAGCGGATGTATAAAACCGTTCCTACATATACAAATGGGCAATGGACAACAACTGAGTTTGAAACAGAAGAATTATTTATAGAATACATATTATCTATATTTAAAGAACCCGGTTTATATGGCTTTTCTGATATAGCTTTTGAGTTTAATAAAGAAGCTAAATCATTTAATACTCAAGGGTTTTATTGTAATGCTCCTTTTAGATCTAAAGATTTTACAAATTATTGGGAAGATCAAAAAAATAAATGTAGAGAAGGAGTAATATATAATGATAATGGTAAAAGTTTTTTTTTAACCAGAGATTATTACATGTGGTTAAACTTTTTACCAATTTTTGATAAAGAAGAAAAAAAGTATGGATTTGCAAAAGTAAGAGATGCTCAATATCACATGGCATTATATGAGTTATTAGCTGAGCTAAATAATCAGCATTCAGCAATACTTAAAAAACGTCAGATAGCTTCTTCTTATTTTCACATGGGTAAAATTATTAACACCTATTGGTTTGAAGAAGGTTCTATTTGTAAAGTTGGAGCATCACTAAAAGATTACATTAATGATAAAGGTTCTTGGAAGTTTTTAGATGAATACAAAACTTTTCTTAATGAGCACACCGCTTGGTATAGACCAAGCAATCCAGAAAAGGTATTATTGTGGCAACAACAAATAGAAGTTAAAGTAAACAATAGAAAAACAGCTAGAGGTTTAAAATCTAAAATCCAAGGGGCATCATTTGAAAAAAATGCAACAGCTGGTGTAGGGGGACCTACCACTTATTTTTTCCATGAAGAAGCGGGTATTGCACCTAAGATGATGCAAACATATGAATACTTACGTCCCGCAATGTCTTCTGGTATGATGACAACAGGTATGTTTATTGCAGCAGGATCGGTTGGAGATTTGCAACAGTGTAATCCCTTAAAGGATATGATACTAAATCCTAAAGCAAATGATATATATGCTGTAGAAACAAACCTAATGGACGCTGATGGTACAATTGGTATGGCAGGATTGTTTATTCCTGAACAGCATTCTATGCCACCTTATATTGACAAATATGGCAACTCTTTAGTTGAAGAAGCCGTTAAAGCAATTATAGAAGAAAGATCAAGGTGGAAAAATGAATTAAATGGAGAGCAATATCAGTTAAGGATTTCACAAAAGCCTATGAATATTGCTGAGGCTTTTGCATACAGAAAAGAATCTATTTTTCCTCAAGGAATTTTAAGTAGACAGCAAAAGAGAATAGAAGAAAAAGAATACCCTTATGAGCTAATAGAACTAGACAGAAATGAGAAAGGAATATTTGCTAAAAGAACAAATAAACTTCCAATCAGTAAATTTCCTGTAGACAAAAAACAAATTGATAAGACAGGAACAGTTGTGGTATGGGAAAGACCAATTAAAAGTCCGGAGTTTGGAGCATATTATGCGTCTATTGATCCCGTGTCAGAAGGAAAGACAACAACCTCTGATTCTTTATGTAGTATTTTTGTATATAAAAATGCAATGGAAGTTATAAGAACTACCGAATCCGGTGAAGTTGAACAATTTATTGAAAAAGATAAAGTAGTGGCAGCCTGGTGTGGTAGATTTGATGATATAAATAAAACTCATGAAAGGTTAGAATTAATTATAGAATGGTACAATGCCTGGACATTAGTTGAAAATAACATATCTCTTTTTATTCAGCATATGATTGCTAGAAAAAAACAAAGATATTTAGTACCTAAACAACAAATTTTATTTTTAAAAGATATTGGATCTAATAAAACTGTATATC